CTGACACAGTGGAATACAGAGAGGCGTTTATGGAGTATGTTTGCCGTAACGTGCCTATCCCTGCTGAGCTGAGAGCAGACGCTGTAACAGCTACAGGAGACGTAGGCGCTGTAATTCCTAATACTCTTATGAATGAGATTATTCAGGAGTTAGACACTTACGGTAATGTTTACGCTTTAGTACGTAGATTAAATGTACAGGGCGGCGTAGCTATTCCTATCTTGTCTCTGAAACCACAGGCTAGCTGGATTGGAGAAACTACAACTAGTGACGATCAGAAATTAGAGGCTAAAAATACTATTACGTTCTCTTACTTTGGAGTTGAATGTAAAATCGCTCAGACACTGCTGGCTAATGTAGTTACTTTAGACAGTTTCCAGCAGTTATTTGTACCACTGGCTGCTGAGGCTATTGTTAAGGCTTTGGAAATTGCTATTTTTAACGGTACAGGAGCTGGACAGCCTTTAGGTGTAACAAAAGACACTAGAGTACCTGCTGAAAACGTAATTGAAATGACTGAGGCAGAGTTTACTAGTTGGAGTGGCTGGCATAAGAAAGTAAAGGCTAAGATGAAAAAGGCTTATAGAAACGGTACTTTCTTTATGGGTCAGGGTACTTTTGACGGTTACATTGACGGTATGACAGATGATAACGGACAGCCTGTAGGACGTACTAACTATGGTATTAATGGAGAAGAAAACTATAGATTTATGGGTAAAGCTGTAGAAACTGTAGAGGGTGAATGTTTACCAGATTATGAGGACGCTGCTGAGGGTGATGTAGTAGCTGTATTTATGAAACCTACAGACTATGCTATTAACTCTAATATGGAAATGGTAGTAGTTAAGTGGACAGATCACGATAATAACCAGATTAAAAATAAGGCTATTATGATCTGTGACGGTAAACTGGTAGACGCTAACGGTGTTCTTATCATTAAAAAGGCAGCGGCAGCTCAGGGCTAAGCTAGGAGGTAACTAAATGGCTGATACAGCATTAACTAAAGTAAAAGACGCTTTAGGTATTACTGGTACTCATCAGGATAATACACTTAAGATCTATATAGATGAGGTGGTTAATTATATGATAAATGCTGGAGTACCTGAGAACGTGGCTAAGTCTGAGGTGTCAGCTGGAGTAGTTGCTAGAGGCGTAACTGATTTATGGAATTATAACAGCGGTGGCGGTAAACTCTCTGATTATTTTTATCAGAGAGTTACCCAGCTCTGTTATAAGTCTGAGCCAGATGAGGAGGTATAAGATATGGCTTTTTTAGATGAGAATGGCTTACGGTATCTCTGGGCTAAAATAGAGGCTCTAGTGTCTAAGTTTGGTGAGGGAGATATGCTTAAGTCCACCTATGACGCTGACGGTGATGGCGTAGTAGATAACGCTAAAAAGGTGAATGGAAAAACGGTAGAGTCTAATGTACCTGCTAATGCTAAATTTACTGATACTGTTTATACTCACCCTACTCATACAGATAAGAGCAGTGGACTATATAAAGTAGTCATAGACGCTTTAGGTCATGTAACAGGTGCTACAGCAGTAACTAAAGCTGATATTACTGACTTAGGTATACCTGCTCAGGATACTAAGGTAACAGTAGTAAATAATCTTACATCAACTAGCACTGCTGACGCATTATCTGCAGCTCAGGGTAAATATCTTAATGATATGGTAGATGGTTTATTAGCAGACTTAGGCGAGATCTATGTAGATATTTCTCAGATGGGTAATAAATACGCTCTGAAAACAGACATAACAGGAGTATATAAGTATAAGGGCACTGTACCAAACGTAGCTAATCTGCCTACTAGCGGTAACACTGTAGGAGATGTATATAACGTAGAGGCTAGAGGTATTAACTATGCATGGGACGGTTACGAGTGGGATAACTTAGGTGAACTGTTTACAGAGCCAGTTATAGCTAATGCCACTATTGATACTATAGTAACTGGTTAATGAGGTGAAAGTATGGCTTTTTTAGATGAAACTGGCTTAGCTCATTTATGGAATAAAATAAAAAGTACTTTTGCGCTTGCATCTCATAGTCATACTAAATTAGATAATACTAATTTAGCTTATGGTACGTGTGCTACAGCAGCTGGGACTGCAGCAAAAGTAGTTACTATTACTGGTAATGATAACTGGAGTTTAAAAACTGGAGCCATTGTAGCGGTTAAGTTTAGTTACACTAATACAGCCTCTTCAGTTACTCTAAATGTTAATGGTAGTGGAGCTAAAAATATCTGGTATAACAATGCTAAGTATACCAGTACCTCTAGCCAGATGACAGGTTATGCAAATAGAACTATTTTTTATATCTATGATGGTACGTACTGGGTGTGGCTGGGCGGCTCTTATACAGATGGTAACACAGTACCTAGCGCTTACTGTACTACTGCTGCAGCTACAGCGGCTAAAACAGCTACCTGTACTAATTACTATTTATTAGCTAAGAGTTACATACAAGTAATAGTATCTACTACTAATACTTATGCTGGAGCGCTTACGCTTAACATTAATGGTAAGGGAGCTAAGCCCATTTATATTAATGGTTCTGCCTCATCTTCTAGTAACTATGCTTTAACTAGAGGTAGTTATCTAGTTTACTATGATGGTACTAATTATTATTTTAGGACAGATGGAAAAATAACAGGAGATATAACAGGTACTGCTGCTAAAGCTACTAAGGACGGTGACGGTAATATAATTACTGACACTTACGCTCCTATAGAGTATGGTATACCGCTTATTATAGGTACTCAGACTGCTAGCACTAACGCCTTTACAGGTGTAGCTCCATTTAGTACTTTGAAGCATGGACAGACTATTAGATACTGGTTACCTTATGCGGGTACAAGCTCAGGAGACACTCTTAACCTTACTCTCTCTGGTGGCGGTACTACTGGAGCTAAACAGATCTACTATAAAGGCACAACTAAATTAACTACTCATTTTAGTGCTGGCTCTCTGATTATACTGACATACTTAGAAAATGCTAACGTAAACGGCACTAATTATACTGGTTGGTGGGCTGACAGTGACTATTATAGTAACACTACTAACAGTTGCGGCTCAGATAATACGTCATCTAAAATATTTCTCTGTGGTAGAACTACTCAGAGTAATACAGGAGGCACATCATACTCACATGATACAGTATATGTAGGCAGTGACGGACACGTATACTCTAACAGTAAACAAGTAGTAAACCTAAATGATACTCAGGCATTAACTAATAAGACTTATAACGGTTATACATTAGGTTCAGCGTGTGCTCAGGGTGTAGATACTGCAGTAAAAGAGGGTAGCTCTAATCTAATAACCAGTGGAGCTGTACATACAGCGCTACAAACTGTCGGTGGGTCTGGAGATGTATACACTAAAGTTACTGTTACTTTTGACGGTTTAGGCTGGTCTAGTCAGGGTGATGGTAGTTATACTCAGGTGCTTACAGTCTCAGGGGTAACTGCTAGTAATAATATTTTAGTAGCTCCCACAGCTGCTTATGTTGATACTTATAATGATATGGGCTGCTATGCTATAGCTCAGGCAGAGGGCACTCTTACTTTTAAGTGTTATGACCCTCAGGACGTGGCAGTAGAGGTTGAGGTAATTATATTTTAGGAGGTACTTAAATGAGTTATAGACCTAGTGAGCCATTTAGTACACCTGTAGAACTTTTAAACGTGATAAAGACTGAAACCGTTAAAGGGGTAGATAAAAAAATTTACCCTGACAGCGGTGATCTGATTTACTGCAGCTTTAAAACTTATGGAGGTACTGAAACCACAGTTAATGGAGTATTAACTGTAATTGATACAGCTAATATAGAGACGTGGTATAGACCTGACATTACAACGGCTAGCCGTATTAAGCTAGGTAATAAAGTGTATGAGGTTATAGGTACTCCTGAGAATATTGAGCAGAGAAATCAGTTTTTAAAGTTTAAGGTTAGGAGTGTCAGAGGTGGCACGTAATAGAATAGGACTTGAAGTAAAAGGATTTGAGGAGTACATGGAGAAATTAGATAAGCTGGGCGGTACTGCCACTATGAAACGTGGAGTAGAGGCAGCATTAAAAGCCTCTAAAGAGTACGTTAACCCACTTATTAACGCTAATGTGGCTAATGCTAACTTACCTGCAGGCGGCAGATACTCCACAGGTACTACTAAAAGGTCTATAGATACTGACATGAGTGTAAGCTGGCAAGGTATGACAGGAGAAATTAAAGTAGGGTTTGACTTTAAAGAGTCTGGTATGGCTAGCATATTCCTTATGTACGGTACTCCTAAAATGAGTCCTGTAGCAGGTTTAAAAGATACTATTTATGGCTCTAAAACTAAAAGAGAAATAAAGAAAATACAGGCTGAGGCACTAGATAAAGTAATTAAAAGGACTATGGAGGGTTAAATGGAGGATTTACTTATAAGTGTAATAGAGTCTCTGGGTTATTCCTGTAAACTGCAGGGCAGTTATGCTCCAGATGAGTTTTACCCTGACAGCTTTTTTACTTACTGGAATGACTCAGCAGATGGTAGCGGTTTTTATAGTAATATAGAGAGCGCTATTATATGGCAGTATAGCCTTAACTTTTATAGCGTAGATCCAGTGCTAGTAAATACTATGTTACTGGAGGCTAAGACAGCTTTAAAAGCTAAAGGCTTTGTAGTTAGTGGAGCAGGCTACTCTGTAATGAGTGATGAGCCTACCCACACAGGTAGAGGTATCACATTACTCTACAGACAGAAACAATAAGAGGTAAAAATGGCTACAATTTATGAAAGAATGGACGCAGCTGAGGCAGCTATTTTAGCTCTACAGACAGCTGCAGCAGTAAGTACTCTTGCAGAGGGTGCTGATTTACATGAGTTGGCAGTAGGTGAGTATTTAATACCTGACGCTACTGTATGTGCTAGCATTTTAAACAAGCCTGACGGTGTAGGTAATTCTACAGGTATGGTTAAGGTGGTAGCTGGTGGTGCTGATGGGCAGAAAGTAATTTACTATATGCCATGCAATAAAATTAATCCGTCATACTATTATCAGGCATATTACCAGAGCTCATGGGGAGACTGGAATAAAGTTGACTTAGTTGATAGTGGCTGGATTGACTTACCGCTTAACAATGGTATTACAGCTTATAGTGATGAGCAGAAACCTAGATATAGGCGTGTAGGTAAAGAGGTGTTTATTAGCGGTGTATTTAAAGGCGTGACGGCAAGTAATACAGATGTTGCTACTTTGCCAGCTGGCTATAGACCGTCTAAAAAAATTATCATTGCAGTAGGAGCAGTAGGGCAGATTATTACCAGAATTTCTATTGATACTACTGGAGTTATTTCTTATAACAGGTCTACTATTGAGCCTATTATAGCTGAGAACTACCATAGCTTAGCGTGTAGTTTTAATGTAGACTAAAAATTTTTAAAGTTAAAGTTTAGATAACAAAACTTATAGGAGGTAAATTAATATGCCAGATATTCAGGAATATAGAGGCATTAGAGGTTTAGTAGCTGCTGAGGTTATTACTGACACTCTTGATAAATTTGAGTGCGGTACACCATTCCCAGTGGCAGGAACGTCTGAGTTAAGTAGACATACTGAGAGCGCCTCTGAGTCGCATTTTTACGACAATGTACCAGCTGTAATAATTGACTCTGTAGGAGCAGATGAGGTTGGTATTAATACCAGCGCTATTCCTTTTGATGTTTTAGCTAAAATCACAGGTCAGTACTATGATGAGACTCTGGGTATGCTCGTAGAGGGTGAGCCAGAGAGTAAATACTATGCTATTGGTTATATCACTGAAAAAACTGACGGTACTGAGGTATTTGTATGGAGACTTAAAGGTAAATTTAATATCCCTGACTCTACTCACGCTACTAAAGATGATGGTTCTGAGGCTAATGGTCAGGAAGTTATTTACACAGGCATTAACACTACTCATAAATTTACTGTTGACGGTAAAAAGAAAACAGCTAAGGCAGTAAATATAGACACTGGGGTAAATGCTAAAGACGAAACTGAGTTTTTTGCAGAAGTACAGACACCTGACACTATCGCAGCAGCTTAAGTTAATTAACAAAAGGGCAGTCATAGTACTGCCCTATATTTTTAGGAGGCATATAACACTATGAAATTAGTTTTAAATATTTACACAGATGACAGTTTAGTAGAAGTGGCTAAGACAGTAGAGGCTGACAAGCTCAGAGTACCTTACAGAGTAATTACTTATGTAGCTCAGTCTTTAGAGTCAGTAGATATAGAGAATGAGGTACAGCTGGTTAACTTTGTTATTGCTAACGTAGATAAGCTGGATAAAATTCTTAAAGCTACTTTTAAAATTACTGATACTGAGCTGGAATGTATTGACGTTATGGAACTGGGAGACGTAGCAGTAGAGATTTATAAATGGGCTCTGAATAAAATCAACGGTCTTAAAAATAAAGGTGATAACTCAAAAAACTCAGTGGCGGCAGTGTAAATTTAACGCTGTCGCAGATGTTCTTTGAGATAAATAAAAGTCTATGTGAGACTTATACGGGCTTAGATCCTATTAAGTTACTAGACTATCCAGCAGAGGACGTAATGGACTTAATAAGCGGCTTAATTGATTTTAATAGCCGTAGTGACAATAAAAATAATAGCTCTGGCGTGATACGTAAAAGGGCTGGAGATGACTGGTTTTAAAAGTGAGGTGAGATTATGGCTAACAATGAAACCACTACTAAATTTAAAGTTGATATATCAGAGCTTAAAACTGCTATGCAGCAGGCTAAGCGTCAGATCAGTATAGCTAACAGTGAGTTTAAAGCTGCTAGCGCTGGTATGGATAACTGGGCTCAGTCTACAGACGGTATCAGCGCTAAATTAAAACAGTTAGGCTCTAACCTCAAAAGTCAAAAGAGCATACTGGCTAACTTAGAGCAGCAGTATGAGGCAGTAGTAAAAGAACAGGGTGAGGGCAGTGCTGCAGCTGACAGACTGAAAGTAAGTATTAACAATCAAAAGGCAGCTATAAGTAATACTGAGCGCCAGATTAGTAAATACGAGTCCACTCTCTCAGAGGTAGCTGAGGCTGAAAAGATAGCTCAGAAAACAGGTAAAGACGTGGCTGAGGTCTTAAGTGATATCGGTAGTGAGGCTGAGGACGCTGGAGACGGTTTTACTACTTTTAAAGGTGCTATAGCTACTTTTGCTGGTAATGTGCTTACTAACTTAGTAGGTAGCTTAAAAGACGCTGCTAGTAATATGCTCAACTTAGCAGAGGAGACTAGAGAGTACAGGACAGAAATGGGTAAGCTAGACGCTGCTTATACGTCTAATGGTAAGAGTGCCGATACAGCTAAAAAAGCATACTCTGAGTTATATAGTATTATCGGTGAAACTGACCAAAGTGTAGAGGCAGCTCAGCAGATATCTTTATTAGCAGACTCTGAGAAAGATGTAGCTAAGTGGAGTGGTTACGCTGCAGGCGTGGTTGGTAAATTTGGAGACGCTCTACAGCCAGAGATGTTTTATGAGTCAGCTAATGAAACTTTAAAACTAGGTGAGGCTACAGGCGGCTATACTCAGATGTTAGAGGGCTGTGGTTACAGTGTAGATAAGTTTAATGAGGGCTTAGAAAAGTGTAAGACCACTGAGGAAAAGCAGGCTTATATGTTAGAGATAACAGATAAGCTCTTAGGTAAAACAGGTGAGGCATATAAGAAAAATAATGCTGACATCATAGACGCTAATAAAGCTCAGGCAGAGTATGAGGAGACTCTGAGCACTCTGGGCGCTAAAATTGAGCCAGTGACTACCACAGTTAAACAAGGCTTTACTGGAATACTGCAGGAAGTTTTAAAACTGGTAGAGGGTGCTAATATTGAGAGCTGGATAGAAAAAATTAAGAGCGCTTTTGCGTATTTAAAAGATGAGGTCTTACCTATGGTAGTAGACGCCTTTAAGTTTTTAGGTGAGGCTATAGGCACTGTAGTAGAGTGGGTTAAAAAATTAAGTCCACTGCTCACAGGCTTAGGTGTGGCTCTGGCAGGCTTAGCTTTGGCAGGACTTATACAGAACTTTGGTGCTATAGTAGGTGGCTTAAAAACGTGGGCTATGAGTACTAAATTAGTAACTGCTGCTCAGTGGCTTTTAAATGCAGCTATGAACGCTAACCCTATTAGTCTGGTAATAATAGCTATAACTGCTTTAGTTGCTGCTTTTGTAGTGCTCTGGAAAAAGTCTGATAAGTTTAGAGAGTTTTGGAAAAATTTGTGGAGCAAAATTAAAGACCTATGTGGTAAGGCAGTAAAGACTATAAGTAAATTTTTTACAGAAACTGTACCTAAAGCATTAGATAAAATGATAGGATTTTTTAAACAGTTGCCTAGTAAAATCTGGACATGGTTACTTAATACCATTAATAAAGTCTCTGACTGGGCTAATAAACTGACAACTAAAGCTAAGGACGCTGCAGTAAGATTTATTAACACTGTAGTTAATTATATAAAACAGCTCCCAGCTAAAGTCTGGACGTGGTTAGTAAATACTGTAGGTAAAGTTACTACATGGGCTGGAAATTTAGCTAAAAAAGGTAAGGACGCCGCCACTAAATTTATTAACAACGTGATAAACACAGTTAAAAATTTACCGTCTAAAATTTGGACGTGGCTGAGTAATGCAGCTGGTAAAGTCTCTAATTGGGGCTCTAGTTTAGCCTCTAAAGGTAAAGCTGCTGCAGTAAAATTATTTAATGCTGTAGTTAATAAAGTTAAAGAGATACCATCTAAAGTTAAATCTATCGGCGGTGATCTGGTAGCTGGACTCTGGAACGGTATAGGAAATAAAGTAGACTGGCTTAAAGGTAAAATTAAAGGATTTGTAGGCAATGTAAAAGACTGGCTTAAAAAATTCTTTAAAATAGGCTCTCCTAGTAAGCTCATGGAGACAGAGATAGGGCGCTGGCTGCCTGAGGGTATCGCAGTAGGTGTAGATAAGAACGCTAAGAGCGTATTTAATGCTATGAAAAATTTAACAGCTGGTACAGTAAACGCTGCTAAAAATGGCTTAGCCACTGCTAACAGCGGACTCAGCTCTACAGGATCTGTAGCAACTACTGGAGTAGTTAATAACTTTACACAGGTTATTAACAGTCCTAAACAGCTTAGCAGATTAGAGATTTATAGACAGTCTAAAAACCTTTTAGGCTATGCTGGAGGTAATTAATGAGTTATACATTAAAAGTAAAAAATCATAATGAGGACATGCTTAACCTTACTGAGAGTAAGGACTACACAGTATATAAAATAGAGGGCTTACAGCCTCCTCAGGTTACTATAGCCACTGCTAAAAAGGCAGTGGCTGACGGTAGCACTATAAATAGACTCAGTGTAGAGAGTCGTAACATAGTAATATATCTTACTATTAATGGTGATATAGAGGCTAACAGGATAAACCTTTATAAATATTTTCCGCTGAAACAGTATGTAACTGTCTACTTTGAAAATGGTACTAGAGACGTATCTATAGAGGGTACAGTAGAAATAATAGAGTGTGATATGTTCACTAATAAGCAGGTGGCTCAGATCAGTTTACTCTGTCCACAGCCTTATTTTAAATCAGCTGAGCAGCTTGTTAATTACTTTAATAGTATTGAGAGTTTATTTGAGTTTCCTTTTGCTATTACTGAGGAGGGCGTGGAGTTTAGTGACATTAAGATTGCAGAGCGTAAAAGTATTGTAAATACTGGAGATGTAGAAAACGGTATAATAATTAACCTTTATGCTACTGGATCAGTAAGTAAACCTGTTATTTATGACGTATTAAATAAGAGGTTTATAAAATTAAATTGTGACATGGCTGTAGATGAGCAGATAATTATTAACACTAATGTAGATAATAAACTTATCACGCTCATTAAAAACGGTGAAACATATAACGCTATGGGTTATATGACTCCTGATAGTAAATGGCTAATGTTAAATACAGGTGATAATATATTTACTTATGGGGCTGAGAGCGGCTTAGAAAATTTACAGGTTACATTTACTACTGCTCTACTCTATGGAGGTGTCTAATATGTTTATACACGTTTTAGATAAATCTTTTAAACTGGTAGGAATTATAGACAACTATATTAGCTGTATCTGGAGACCTGCCTATTATGATGTAGGAGACTTTGAGCTGTATTTAAACGCTGGCTCTAAAGCTGTAGAACTGCTCCAGAGAAACTACTACCTAGTTAGAGATGTAGACATAGAAGTAGATGAGGCTGGTAATGTTACTTACTCTAAAGTAATGATAATTAAAAACTTTATCATTAATACAGACACTGAGGAGGGTGATTATTTTACTGTAACAGGTAAAGAGCTTAAATTTTTATTACACCAGCGCATAGTATGGAGTCAGACTAATTTGAGTGGAACTGCTGAAAATGGCATAAGGCGTTTAGTGAATGAAAATGCAGTAAGCCCAGTGAGTGAGGTTAGAAAAATACCTAACCTCATACTGGGAGCAGCTGCAGGGCTCACAGATACAATAGATAAACAGCTTACAGGTGATAAATTAGATGAGGCTATAGTAGAAATCTGTAAGACTTATGGCTATGGTTGGGAGATATATGTATATAACTCCACTATGGTATTTATCATTTATAAGGGCTTAGATAGATCCTATGGACAGTCAGAGCGCCCTTATGTGGTATTTAGTGAGAGCTTTGATAATTTATTAGAGTCGGAGTATGAGCTTAATAGTGAGTCTTACGCTAACGCCACACGTATAGGCGGTGAGGGTGAGGGCTTAGACCGTACTTATGCTACTCTAGGAGATGATATTAGCGGTTTAGACCGTTATGAGATATTTACTGACGCCAGAGACATAAGTAGAAATCAGCCAGCCTCTGTAGCTGCAGCTCTTACTAATGAACAAATTGAGGCAGCCATTACTGGCGCTGCTCCTGTAGAAACTATAAACGAATCTGAGCCAGAGGTAACTTTAGACTTAGCTACATATCTGAGGTTACTGAGAGAGCGTGGCAGTGAAAACTTAGCTGAACTGGCATTTACTGAGGGCTTTGGCGGTGAGGTAGCCACTGAGGGCTCATTTACTTACGGTGTAGATTTTTACTTAGGTGATACAGTCTCTATTATTAATAAATACGGTATAACTAAAAATGTAATGGTACTGAGCGCTATAGAGTCCACAGATGATACAGGCTCTAAATTAGTGCCACAGTTTAATATTTAGGAGGTGCTATAATGGCATGGACTAACGGCTTTTTTAACTCCATTAATGGAGACAGAAAGTATAATGCTCAGCAGATGAGTGAAATTTTTAAAGGTTTGATAACTGACGGTGTATATGAGTCAGTAGATGATAAATTAGCGGTACAGCCTAGCAACGGTATGAGTATACAAATAGCTACAGGGCGTGGCTGGTTCGGTGGTCACTGGGTAGATAACAGCACTGTATATCCACTTGTATTAGAGTCTGCAGATGTAACACTTAATAGATATGCTGCTATTATCATAAGAGTAGATGAGTCTACCAGTGTCAGATCTGTAGAGCCTACAGTTAAATATAGTGCTCTGGCTACTACTCCTGTTAAGCCTACTATGGAACGTACTGAGACAGTAAAAGAGTACTGTTTAGCTTATGTGCATATTAAAGCAGGGGCTACAGCTATTACTGCAGCAGATATAGAGGACACTAGAGGTAATACTGATTTATGCGGCTGGGTAACAGGACTAATAGAGCAGGTAGACACTAAAACGCTCTGGGAACAGTGGCAGGCTTTATTTAATGAGTTTATGACAGATAACGAGGCTGAGTTTAAAGCGTGGTATAACGCTTTAAAGGTGGCTTTAGAGGGTGATGTAGCAACTAAATTAACTGCAGATGTATTAGCTCTACAGTCTAAAGTAGTAAAAACTACTGGAACTTTTGACGCTCTGGGTTGGGACTCTTATGTAAACGGTACTTACTTACAGACTATAGCAGTGAGTGGCGTAACTGCTACTAATGATGTGTTAATAGCTCCTGCAGCAGATCATAAAGCTATTTATAATGATATGGGCTGTGAGTGTATCAGTCAGGCAGAGGGCACTCTTACTTTTAAGTGTTATGACCCTCAGGACGTGGCAGTAGAGGTTGAGGTAATTATATTTAATCTGTAAAAAAGATAAGACTGGCTTAAAATAGCCAGTCTTTTTATTTGTGGTACTTTACTTATAGTGCCATTAGGTGCTGATAGGTAAGTACCACAACTATTAAAAAAATATCACGTCTTTTACACTGCCGTCCTCAGTTAATAAGATATATTTAATATATTTACGCCAGAAACTTCTTTTATTTTCTCTGCTCAGAGCGTTATATAGCTCTTTCCAGCCACTTTTTAGTAACTCCTCATAAATTGTAAGGTCACGCTCTTTTACAGGCTCTAAGTGACGCTCTAGCTCCAGTAGCTGAGCCTCCAGCTCTTCAAACTCTCTATCATATTTCTCCTCACTGATACGGTTTTTCTGATACATATTATTTAGGCGAGTCATCTCACCTTTAAGCTGCTTTATTCTGTCAGTTGCAGAGTTATTTTTTACTCTAGCGTCCTCTATATGAGCTGCATTTATATAACTATCTACATAAACATTCAACGTGCTCAATAAATGAGCCTCTATTTTCTCTTCATTTACCTGCTTATGAAAACTACAATCTTTATTTATAAAGTGACGGCTGCAGCGATAATGGTGATAGTCTACATCATACTTATAAGTCTTATTATTCTTTTTTATTGTTCTTACTTTTGTATGTTTACCCGTCATTTTACGCCCACACTCAGGGCATAATACTAAGCCAGTAAATAAGTAGGTAGCACGCCCAGTACCCTCTTTTATGTTATTGCTTAAAATATCCTGTATCTTGTCCCAGACATCTTTACTTATATAAGGCTCACAGTAAAAGTCATTACCTCTATAGTGTCCATAGGTCTTAGTATCAGTTAATATTTTACCCAGTGTATTATAGCTGTAAGATGTGCCATATTTGTTATTAATGTATACGTGAGCAGCGCCCTTGTTTTGATGTATAAGAAAGTGGTTTATATAGTCCATTACTATCTGCTCTGTAGCAGGGTCTTTTACTACTTTCTTAATATTGTGCTCCTCATCTTTCTCTATTGTATAGGCTATGCCTAAACTCTGAGCACCTACTAAAGGCTGACCTGTTTTTACTTTATACTCATTAACTAAAAGTATACGCTCGCCGCCGTTATCAGCCTCATACTCTGCCATAGCTAACTTTTGAGTTACCCAGTAACGTCCTGAGGCGGTGGTGAGGTCATATTTCTCCTCTGTAGCAGTCCACTTTACGTTTTTAGCCTCTAATCTCTTTTGACACTCATTATACTCAGCTACAGATCTAAAGTAGCGGTCTAACTTAATAAATAAAATACGGTCAAATTTACCATGCTCAGCGTCAATAATCATACGCTGTAGCTCAGGGCGTTTTTTAATGGGTTTACGTCCTGATACTCCTAAGTCCTCATACCATTCTACTATTTTTAAATTATGCTCCTCAGCATAACGCTGCAGGGTATCACGCTGAGCGTCAGGTGATAGCCCTCTTAACTTTTGCTCTGTAGTGGAGACACGTACATAACAGGCTACACGCTGTATTAAATCGTGGTTTACTGGTGACATAATATAGCCCTCCTCTTTTGTCTTAATTTGTCGCAAAATTCCATATTGAAAAAATTATAGTAATATATTATTATATTAGTATTCCAGAACAAACATTTGTTCTTTTTAGCTAGAGAGGTGTTTACATGAATAAAGATTATTTAATTCAAACAATTATTGAGTTATTAAAAGACTGTAATGATCTGGAGCTACTTTACCTTATACAGGGTTTACTTAGTCCTCAGCAGGATTAAGTTTAATAAGCTCATTAACCATGCTTTTTATGGTGCTAAATTGATTATCATTTAACTTAGAGATAGATATACATAATTTTTTAAATTCTTCATTATTTCTTATCAGATGGATTAGTTTTACTAATTCATCTGTTTTTATTTGCTCTACTGGGCGCTCCATAGGCACATCATAACCAGCTAACCACATCTCAGATACATCTAAAACTCTAGCCATTTTTAAAATAGCGTCCTGCTTAGGTTGCCAGCGCTGGGCTAACCAGTTATTTATAGATGACTTTTTAATACCACTTTTTTCTACCAGCTCCACCTGTTTCATGTTTCTAAGTTGCAAGGCTTCTTTTATTCTATTTTCCCTAATGTATTTTTCTTTTTCCATATTTATATAACCTCCTAAAGTAATTATAATTTACTATAAAAGTATTGAAAAAACAATAAAAATGCTTGTTTTCATTATAAAAAGTTTAGAAAAAACAATATTTAGTGTTGACAGGCTTATATTATATCAATATAATGAATAACGTAAAAAGTTTAGAAACAGCTACTTTTTAAGGAGGTGAAACAAGTGGACTACAGTAAACTGGAGGGCAAAATTAAAGAGGTTTATGGAACACAGTTAGCTTTTGCTGAGGCTATGGACATGAAACAGCCTGCATTATCACAGCGCTTAAGAGGTTTAGTAGAGTGGAAAACCTCAGAAATAGCTAAAGCGTGTGATTTGCTGCATATCCCTTTATCAGAGGCTCATTTATATTTTTTTACTCTAAAAGTTTAGAAACAGCTACTTTTTATGAGGTGTATAAATGAACGGTGAAAACATACTAAGAACTCTTATAGAGCTACTGGAGGCTCAGGAGAATATAAAAATTACATATCAGATAGAAGAGGTAAGACAATGAAAAAATACAAAATTAGAAAACTTAGCCCTTTATGGTGGCTTACTAGAGTAGGTTCTATGGCGTTATTTGTGGCAGGTACATATATGATAGTTTGCTGTATGGCTGCAGCAGATCCGTTATAAGAAAGTGAGGAGAAGATGAAAGACTTAAAAGAGATTTTAGAGCTCCATAAAAAATACCTTAATGGAGATCCAGACGGAAGTAAAGCTAACCTGAGTGAGGCTGACCTGAGTGAGGCTGACCTGAGTGAGGCTGACCTGAGTAAAGCTGACCTGAGTAAAGCTGACCTGAGTGAGGCTGACCTGAGTAAAGCTGACCTGAGTAAAGCTGACCTGAGTGAGGCTGACCTGAGATGGGCTGACCTGAGGGGGGCTGACCTGAGATGGGCTAACCTGAGTGAGGCTGAGGGTTTATTATCTGCCATTGAATACTTAGAGCAGAACTTTGAGAAAACTGCAGAGGGCTTTATAGCTTATAAAACTTTTGCTGACGTTTATAAGCCTCCTGAAAA